AACAAGAAGCTCGGAGATTGGGGTATGGACGTATGGCAACCGGAGGAAGAGGTGGATTATTCTGTTTTAGATGATATCGATTTAGAAGAAACATTAGAGAACAAACAAGCCGGAGTTAAAAGAGCTATAATGATAGAGTTTGACGCCGAACATTATGAAGAAGCAAATAATCTAATAACACAAGCAAGAAACGAAAAGAAAAATATAGGTTTGATGATTTTGAATTTATTTAAAAATGCCTAAAGTTTTTGCATTATATTACGATAGATTTAACGACGCGACAACTTCGGAAGCTTTATTTGAAGCCGGTATTGAACACAATATATTATGCCATAACAATAAAAACAAATTTAAAAATATATACGGAATTATTAACGAATCAAATAAACCTAAAGGAATACAAAACAATTTTAATTTTGGTTTAGATTTATTATTTGATAATGAGTGGGGTATTTTTATTTCTGATGATTATAAAAAAAGTTATAAGATAGATAGACAAAAAAACAAATTTGTAGAATGTGAATTAAAATATGTTTACGATCAACTTTGTAAAACAATAAAGTTAGCAGATAAAATAGGAGTTAAACTTGTAGGTTTAAATTCAACGGGAAACATTTTATATGCAAATAAAAAATATGGTAAATACGGATTAGTTGACGGAAGACTTTTCGCAATAAAAAAAACTCAGTTTAGATGGCGAGACGATATATCTTGCATAACAGATTATTATGCGACAATATACCATCTAAATAAATACAAAGGAAATTTAATATTACAAGATTGTTATGCAGATTTTGAAAGATACGGAGCCGGAGGGATTGGAACTTTAGAAGAAAGAGCAAACGATAAAAAAAAAGATATACTTATTTTAAAGAATTTATATCCCAATAACGTAATAGTAAAAGACAAGAAAGGACAGCCAAAAGGAACACACATAAAAATAAAAAGATGAAAACAATAAAACTAAAAAAAGTCGAGCATAACACTACAATAGGAGAGAAGTGCCCTTATTACGAACCAAACATTAAAGAAGATTGTTTTTTAGAACTAGACGGAGAAATTATTGGTTTTTATATAGGTGACATTTCTAAATATAGTAAAAAGTTAAGTTTATTATTAGCGGTAGCCGATAAAGAATTTAGAAGTGATAATGTTCCGAAAAGCTTGATGAACTCAAGACTTTTAACAAAAGGTTATGATGATAAAGGGAAAGCAATATATCAATATAATTCAAGACAATATAGCACAATTTTAGGATCTATCGCTCCAAAAGCACATCTAAGAAGACCATACCCAACTATTTCTTCAACGCATAGAGAAAAGAAAGCTAAAACTTTTATTAAGGCAATGTGGGGTTCTTGTTTGATTGGAGAAGAAATTATTAAAAAACTAACGCCTAAAATATATAAAAGACAAAAAGAACTTTTTGAAGACATAAAAAAAGATTGGAGGTTCGGCACAATGTATACAAGTAGTATTTCAAATTTTAACATATCAGCCGACTACCACTTAGACAGAAACAATATTAAAGAAACCGTAAATATAATATTTACAAAAAGAAATAATTCAAAAGGGGGTTGTTTAAATGTACCGGACTATAATGTTACCTTTGAACAATCGGACAATAGTATGTTAGTTTATCCGGCTTGGAGAAACGTTCACGGTGTAACTCCAATTAAAAAAACATCGGATAACGGTTATAGAAACTCCTTAATATTTTACGGTTTAAAAGCATTTAAAGGAATATAAATATGGACGAAAGTAGACACATAAAAAAAGAAAGCGTTTTAAAAGCTTTAGAAAGTAGTTTAGGAGTTGT